TGACTGCGAGTTATGAACTGCCCCACCACCGTGAGTATTATTATCACCATTGACAGACCATAACTTTCCATCTATAGTAACAAAACTTTGCCCTGCAACTATTGTAGTAGCGCCACAAGCTCTAGAATCACCATCTCTATGAGCAAAAGCCATCTTATGCCTTCTTGAAACTTACTGCAGCTGCAGTTATGGTAATACCGCTAGGCTTTATCTCAATAGTACTCGATCCAACTTTAAGTGTAATATTGGTTGTACTCGTTATTGTAATATCACTCAGTGTATTTAGATTATATTTACCACTAGGCGCCTCTATATTAAAGTTACCGGAGTTTAAATGAAGACTATAATCTCCTCCTGCGCTTATAAATCCATAGTTGGCACCGATGTGATTTATAATATCTTTCTTGATATTATTATGTATGCTTCCATCATGATCTGCTATAATATCGCCCGATGTTATATGGTGCTTATCACCACCTGCTGTGTGATGAACCTGTGTCTCGTTGGATGACTTTACCTCGTGACCACCGACCATGTGATAGTGGTTGCCACCTTTTTCTTCGTGTTTGTCACCCTCGATTTGATCTCTATGATTTCCGCCGGTTGTCTTGTCGTGATGGCCTGCGACCGTGTGGCTGAGGCCGTCAGCTAGATTGTGGAACACCTTACCGAGAGTGGCCATAACTTCTCTGCCAATACCACCATCAGGACTGTTTCCAATTTCCCTATGACCGCCACCAGAAAAGAACTCTCTGAATGTCTCATGGCCGGGAGTATGATCTTCGTATCGTCCACTTCCGTCAGGATGCATAGTTGCTTTAGCGTATGGATATTCAGGCTTTATCTGCGAGTCAGGATATCTTTTATTATTAGGACCACCCGATGATGCGCCGGGTGCAGCAGGATCAGGAGCAGTAACTGTAAAAGTACTACCTCCAATAGTGACGGACTGTCCTGGTTTAGCACCTGCAGCTAAAGCTGCAGCATTTGGATCTTGAAAAGCCATAATTATCTCACAGGTTGTATATGGTGTTAGCGATAAAAGTTGTTCGTGTAGTGGTTGTTATATTGTTACTTAACTTAGCTGGATTATAGATTGTTCCATCAGATAAAGTTATAGGTATATTAGGGGGAGAAGATCCTGGATTTGCTAGTAAGAATGAAGCAACAAATAGTCCCATGGCTGCTAGTGCCTCGAGATCTTCATCTTCTGGTGTTTTCTTATAAGCTTCGTTTAGTGCCTTTTTCTTCATAGCCAATATAGACTGCTTATGTGCAAAGTCATTCATCGAGTCAGCAAAACCTCCAGACAGTACTGTTTGTCCAAGGTTGCCAACAAATGACTGTATGTTACCACCGACTCCAGGAAGTAGCGACGATGCAAGTCCCATCAAACCACCGATGCTGGCACCCATCCCTAGTACTTTTGATAGGCCCATGTCTTTTATAGAAGAAGATGTAGAATCTAATAGACCTGCAATAGCTACTCCCGCAGCAGCGCCACTTAGACCTGCACCTATAATACTACTAAAGCCAGACGACAACATATCACCGTGGTGTGCGGCTATATGCTCTTGGGCCGATGCATAATTTGGCTCGCCATTTCTTAGTGTATATAAGAAGTCTCCATTCTGTCCTCTCCACTGTATATGTCCAGGATATGGATCTGAACTTGCCGAGTAATATTGCTGCGTGTATAAAGCTGGAGCAACTGATACAATCAAACTAGTAAGCGGTCTAGCAGACCCACTAGTTATTGCTGTAGCTATTGGTATCAAGGGCGGTAGAGGTATCCCACCGTTACTTGCAGCCGAAGATAATAATCCGGCGGCCGCACCCTTTAATAGCGTTGAGTAACTTGAAGAGAGACCACCGACAGCCAGAGCCCCAGACAAAAGACCCATAACAGGCCCCAAACCCATCTTAGAAGCTAATCCACTAAAACCACCTAGTAAAGAGCCCTGTAGCAAATTAGTAATACCAGAGGGGCTTGTCATCTGCATGATGTTTCGTACGGGCAACAAGTTGTCGACAGCATTTTTAAGTACTCTAGAAACGGCCTGTGGATCGACCTGCTTAACATGGTCTAATACATTACCTTTATCTTTGGGATCAAGAGATGCAACCGTCGGTGAGTCTGGCTTATGTAATTTCTTCTTAACATCCTCTGTGATGTTAGATCCTTTTTTATTGGGCGTGGATGCGTCTGGGCCCACTGCCGTTTCATATAACTTTGCTGTAATGGCTGCGCCACCTAAGAACAGCAAGCTATAAGCGTTAAAATCGTTAACAGATCCAGGTTGACTTATCGAAGGCATGCTGCCACCCTTGGCATAGTTTACAGATATAGCACCATCTGTAACTGGACCGTCGTCCGCATCTCCAGCTTTTCCGAGACTTCCCAATATAAGCGGATACTGCTGATCCGAGTCGGCAAACATGCCTATCACATTGGATCCGGGAAGTAAGCCGAGCGGTGACGTTCCTATCCTTCCTATCGCTGCGCTGGTTATAGGCTGGATAGGCATCGCCCAAGGGAGCTGGTCATCAGGAAAGTTACCAACATCATCGTGACGCCCAAATATTCTAACGCGGACTCGGCCGGATAAGTACGGGTCATCTTTAACGTTGACTACCTTTCCTATCCACCAAGTAAAGCTACTTCCTAAATTTGTATCTGTCATGCGCCCTTCTCCAAGTTGCCCTTGATACACTCAACAACACAAGTGTACCTTGGACTCTCACTAGCCAATCCAATCTCATGGTGTATTCTCGATATCAAGAACTTACCTGATAACTGAGAGTCATTATCTTTATTATCCGTCGTACTCGACCTAGTAGGTATGTTCAGCGTCACCACCGCGCCAGGGATTAACTTAAAGTCACCATACGTTCTAAACTTTAAAGAGTTCTGTGCTAAGATAGAAACATAAGCTGACTTATCTTGCGCCGACTCCGCAATTCCAGTAACAGCTCTATCTTTATAATTATCTTGAACTATATGGTGCTGCTTTAAGTTCTTTGCTTTATCAATAAACTTGCTCTTTGCATCGGCGCTAAGCATATTTCCTTGACCACCGGACTTATAGCTATTAAGTGTTGACTCAGTCCGCGTTTTATTATATGTTTGTGTTGTTAAGTCATACTTGATAACGTCTGACGCCGCGCCTTTAAGTATCTCTAGGGCGTTAAAGTGTGACGGCGTCTCAAGTGCAAGTATCTGATTATCGGTCTGCGCCAATATATCCGAGTTGATAGCGTCTGACTGTTGAAAAGTTTTTACAGAGGAGCCTTGAAAAAGCTGCTCTATAGTTGAGAACTTAAATGCCATCTTTCCAGCATCCCGCGTTTCATAAAAAACAAAGAACGATGATTTATTAGATGCAGAGACAGCCCTCTTTCTAATCATGGCCATGGCCTCGTGTGCCGACATACCCCCATTTAAGATAATATTCTGAGTACCCTTTGTATCTTCGACGATGACGTTCTTTTGACTATGGAGCAAGTCTGTGACGACTTGCTTTATTAGATTGGATATCTGAGTGCTGCCGGGTTTTATAGTATAGTTTAAGTGTCCGTGAACCGACTCATCGGATATCATCTTTATCGTGTACATCTTAGACTTCATAGATGCGGTGACACCCTTGTTATTATGATGACTCATGACCGTAAAGCTATATGTTTGCTCTTCACCGCCTGGGACTTGTATCGATAGACTTACGGGCTCGTTTCCTACTAACTGTATAACGCCTATCTGGTCGTCCGTATCAAGAACATTTATATAGCAAACTATGCCTGGTGTAAAGATGCTCTCATATATAGACATACTCATAAAAGAAGTGGTGAGGTCCAAAGTACCGCCCGCCGCTTTTATAGTAAGACTATTTACTTGGACGTCTCCAGGATTACTCATAGTATAGCCGTCATCGCCTTAGATATCTGTGTAGAGAAAGTTCTGTCCAAGACCTTTATGCTTTTCTTAGACTCGTTTGTGGCCCTCTCCATGTCAAATATTGTGACTGCATCCCAGTATACTTCTTCACCTGGGAGTATGTTATTAAATATCGGGGTAGTCGATGTTATCACGGTGTTTGATCCACTGTCCGTTCCATAGATATAGCTGGATCCACTAAGTGTCTCATTGGTATATCCGGATATATGATTGATGGTTATAGAGGATGAATTAGAGAATAAAACTTGTCCTTTTCCAGTACGCGTGATATCATAGTATACAAAGTTAATAGATACAACTTCGTCTTTAACAAACACTAAATTGGTGTCAACGCCATAACTTATAATCGAGTTCGTGTTAAGTGTCCAGTCAGCGTTATATCTGACATAACCTACTATATTATCCATTGGCCCATAAGATGGCTGCCAATATCTATGATGACTCGTCGGCAGTGCGTTGTAGTCAGAGACACTGATCTTCTCTCCAGAGTACCAATTATTAACGTACTTTACTATCTTATTTTGAAGGGTTGATATTTGATTGATCGAAGTTAAGTTATACTTCTTTACTAAGTATGCAAAGAAAACGTCGTCTGACATGTACCAGCCATAGTACGGGTCTATTATATTATTTGACATATATAACAGCCAGTCCATGTACTGATCATTATAGTAAAAGTTAGCTATCTGATCCGGTCTCTCAAAATTTCTTATATCGTATTTGTACCAGATATATGGGTTATTGAATACACTGTCGGCTATCTTAGCGCGCTCAACAATATTGACGGCTGCGTTATTAGCGTACTTTATTAGTGGAAATTTAGCAAAGTATTTTTCGGCCATTATACGTGGTGTCCTGGCATTATATCATTAGCTTGATTTGTTGGTATACCGCCGACAGGTGATATACCTTTACCGGTTATATCACTTCTGGTAAAGAACTCAATCTCTTGTAAACCCACACTGAGAATAACTTGTACAGGCGCGCCGGAGTTATTAAAGAAAGCTGGGCCGCCTGGGGCGAAGTTAACTGTAAAATCTCTAACAACACAGTACTTAAAGTCATAAAGATATCCAGACGGGTATATTGTCACTTTGGCCATGTTTGGGTAAGTTAATAGAGTACCACCGGTACCTGACTTTATATCGGGAAGCATGTTTGACTTGAACTGTGCTATTATATTTTTTAAAGTTTCTGTTTCAGATTGATTTCTAGGTGAGAGAGTCCACTCAAACTGATGAGCTTTAAATGTCGGACTCTGATACATAAAAGTCATGAACGGGTTCTGTGCCACTCCATTAAGCTGATAAAGATTTCCACCTGTATATTTTTCTTGTAAATTTTTAATACCACCTTCTAAAAAGCCGGTTGCGGCTGCTACGCCAGCTTGCGTAGCAGTTGCCCCAAGAGTTTTATTATTATCTTTACCTTGTAGAAAAGATTCTATACCAGCCCCAATAGCAGCGTTTGTAGCCATATTAGACTCTGACCAATTGGACGAAGTTTGATCTCTTAAGTTGGATGGGATAGGCAGTTGAATCCCGCCGGTAGCTATAAGCTGGGCCCTATCAAAAATAGACCTTCTTTGATACTCTTGAAACTGTATATCGATATAGTAGTTTCTTCCAGTAGACTGATTAATTAAGTCGTGAGGAAAAGTAGTGTTGGTTCCAGCCCCGGCAACTTGATTTGCCACAACGTTTGGGTCATTTGCAGAGCTAAATGCATCTGCTATTCTGTCTAGTAGTCCGGACATCTAAACTTACCTTATAAATAGTCTTTGATAGTTTATTTATATGTAAAAAGGTGGATTATAAGTTGGCATACAAAGGATACTTTAAACCAAGAAATCCTGAGAAGTACAAAGGCAATCCGTCCAACATAGTATATAGGTCGGGATGGGAGCTCAAGCTCATGGGTTATCTCGACAGCCATAAAGACGTTATTCAATGGTCGTCTGAGGAGTTCTTTATACCCTATAGATCGCCTATAGATGGAAGGATACATAGGTACTTTCCAGACTTTTATGTAAAGAAGAAGAACGCCGACGGGAAGATAGAGGTGGTGGTTATAGAAGTAAAGCCGGCCGCGCAGACCGTCCCACCCGTTGTCAGTAAAAAATCTAATAAACCTACAAGAAGATTTATAAATGAGGTTCATACGTGGGGAATAAATAGTGCTAAGTGGGAGGCCGCAAAGGCGTTCTGCGAAGATAGAAACTGGACGTTTCAGATATTTACCGAGA